TGCTTACCGGGAACGAGGTCTCGGACTCGAGAAAGAGGTAGACCGAAACCCTCTGCGGCCGTAACCTCGTGAATGTCCTGACCAGCCGCCAGAAGTCCGAGACCGTAAGGATCGCCAGAGAGTGCCATTGCAATTCGCCACTCGACCTGGCTCCAGTCCACGCTGATGAAAACGTGATCTGGATCGTCCGGGATGTAGATCTCCCGGAGCTTCTTCGGAATGTTCTGGGCGTTCGGATCCCACGAATTGATACGCCCAGTTGCCGCTTTAGCACACCCGAAACGTGGGTGGACGAAGCCCTGCTCATCGGTCTTTACCTCTAGATTCGTGCTGACGGTGTGGTGAGCGCTTCGGATCTCGTTGATCAGGCCCAGGATCTTGTTCTCCGGGAACTTCTCGACCAGCGCTTCCACCGCCGCCGCGTTCGCCGTAGCACGCATCCCGCCCTTCTGGTCCTTCACGTGTTGAACGGGAAGGCCCATGGTGTCGTACAGGAGCTTCATCAACTCCCTGGGGCTCTGCACGTTGAGGTTAGGCTGACCCACTGCATCCCGGAGCATCTGTTCGTAGCGGCCTGCGGCCGCGGTCATTCCATGTGCCCAGAGTTCCGCTTTGTCCGTGTCCTTCCGAATTCCACGGTCGGCCATGCGACGGAGGATGGGTTGCAGGGGCATCACGTTCTTGTATAGGAGGTCATCCATCCCCATGTTGTGGATCTCAGCGCGAAGGCCCAGGTAAGCACGTGTGGTCGCGTCCACGTCCTTAGCGCAGCCAGTGGCCAGTCCAACCTCATCACCCTTGTACATAGAGTCATCTTTCCAGTGCTCCATGTCCGTGTAGAAGGTCTTGATGTTGTCCAGCGACTTCGGAAGGTCGGAGTTTGTAAGGTGGAACATGAGCATCGTGTCACAGGTGTTCCCCGCTACTCGCCAACCTGGCCGTTTGTCTTCGAAGAGGGGCCAGTCGTAGGATTCGGAGTTTTGTCCGACCTTAACAATCGTAGGATCTGAGAGGAGCCCGTAGAGTAGGCGCTGAGCTTGAGGGGTCCAGCGGAAAACCCTAGCACGACCTGCGGCCGACCCGACGCCGTAGCATTTGATGTGAGCTTCATGGACGTCGAGGCTCGTTGTCTCGGCGTCGATCGAGACGAAGCCGGTGAGTTCGGCTTCTCTTCTAACAGCATCTGCGTGATCCTCAGCATCAGGGAGGATGGAATACTCCACGTCGATGCGACGGACTTCCCGGAACCGCGATTCCCGCTTCGCTTTGACGAGGTCCCAGACGACGACCGGCCAGAACGTTTGTGTACGCATGACGAACGCGGGGTGAAACGTGGGGAGAACCTTCCTTCCTCCAGCGCCCTCAATAGGTATCCCGCGATAGCTACCGATCTCTGTCTTTCCTGTAGTGACGTAGAGCGCAGTCGCTCCGAGAGGGACGAGGAGTTTGGGGTTGACGAGTTTGAGCTCGTTGACGAGGTAGCGGGCACACCATCGGATTTCTTCATCGTCTGGCTTCCTGTTCTTGGGTGGCCGACATTTCACGGCATTGGTTATGTAGACCTCGTCACGGCGGATGTCCGCTTGGCCCATCAGCGCAGTGAGCACCCGGCCAGAGCCACCGACGAAGGGGAGGCCCCTACGGGCCTCCTCCTCGCCGAGTGCTTCGCCGATGAACATCATATCGGCATCCGTGGGTCCGACACCATAGGCGTACCCCTCACCAATCTCGTAGAGGGGGCACGCCATACAGTCGTCAGGCTTGGGTCCCGTGATCAAGCGCTTCTGGCACACTGGGCACAACCCAGTGTTCGGGTGCAAATCCGAGGTTGCGGATTTGCCATCCGGGCCGGACTTGCAGACGGAGTTTTGACACTTCACATCTTCCTCCGTCTCTTGTTATCGTCTATCCAACCCTGGACGGAGTCCATCATCCCGTCACGCTCAGAGTTGGAGATCCAGAACACGGCTCCCTCTCCCTTCGGGGCAGCTTCGTGCTCTCCGAACGGGACGAGGAACAGGCCCCATCCCCACCCTTCCGGGACCTCCTCGTCGATCAAGGTGGCCAGGGTACGCAGTGCCCGCTCGATGTATTCGTTCCGGACCTGGTAGCGCTCGTCATGCGTTGATGGGGGGTATCGTTTCCCCTTGTGTGTTTGCTTCACGACGCCTCCTTTGGTGGGGGGTAACGTTCTAGAAACGCCGTGGCCCGGATACGTAGCTCCTCTGATACGTCACGTTCCCACCTGTCTCCCCATCCGCAATACTCGAGGTGCTCGATCAGGTCTTGAATGAGACCGACCATCTCTTGTTCTGTCATCTTGCCTCCACTCGTGGGTAGCCGATCATCCGGAGGAACTCGTCTCGGGTGGGGTGATTGGTCATGAAGAGACCCCTCATGGCAGAGGAGACAACGTCTGCGTCGGAGCGAACTCCCCTGTGGCGCATGCAACCATGGCGCCCCACAACAACGACTCCAGCGCCTTTCGCGTCTGTGGCGTGTTGCAGGAGATCGACCACCGCGTCTGTGTAAGTTTCCTGCATAATGGGTCCTGTGAGAGGTTGTTCAGCGACTCGAGCCAGCTTGCTGAGACCGAGGACCTCTTTATGCGGAATGTAACCGACGTACACACGCATCTCCACTGGAACGAGATGGTGTGGGCAGACTCCGTGCACCACGTGACCCCGGAGGATGACCATGGAGTCGTGTTGTTCAGGGAAGGTGGCGAAGCTGTTGTGACGGGGAGTAAACAGTTCCCTGTACATACGTGCGACGCGGGCAGGTGTGTCCTTGTAATTACGATCACTCAGATCTACTCCCATTCCCTCCAGGAGGAGTTTGACCCCTTGTTGCATCTTGCGGTCGTCGAACCGCTTGGTGGGGGGTAACGTTGTCTTGGTCATCGCACGTTGATGAACTTGTGGAACTGGGTGCTGAGCCTCAGCTCCGGGTAGTGGAGCACGACATCCTCTGCGTTCTGCATCTCGATGTCGTCGATCACGTTCTTCTTGTTCCGAGGCTGCAGGTAGACCAACTCCTTCTCCTTGGCCCAGCGTCTCGCTTGCTCCACTGTAGGCCAACCTTCCGTAGTGTCTCCCAGGCCCCCGAGGATCACCTTGAGCTCACAGGCCTGCTCGATCATTGTGGGGAGGAAGCCCGGCTTGGGCGACACGGTGATCCAGTCGATGGAGCCGTGTCTTGCGGGATCGTACTCCACGGTGCCACTGGTCTCCACGTGGACCTTCATTCCGAACTTGTGGACCACGTCCACGAGCAGGCAGAGGTTGCGGTCCAGTGGTTCCCCACCCGTAATGCAGAGGATGTGGTAGGGCTCTGCCCATTCAGCGATTTGGAGGGGAGTGTGCAACCCCCCACCAAGCTGTGGGTACATCCGGTCAAAGTCCGTGTCGCAGGCAGTACATACACCCTGGCCCACGGAGCAGCCGACCATGCGGACGAATGCCATCGGGGTGCCTGTGAAGATGCCTTCTCCCTGGATGGACTTGAACTTCTCGGCGAGTGGGTAGTTCATACACGCCCCTTTATCAGGTGCACTTCCCGGTTAACACGGTCGGTGGTGGCCCATCCACCATCCGACTCTAACACCCTGACCTCCTTCACGCTGTACGCGAGGTCCTGCATGTGGTTGAACATGAGCGAGGCGATGTGCTCCGCACTCGGATTTCGGGTGAGGAGCATGAAGCGGTTGTCCGTCGACTCGAAGTACGCCTGGGCCGGGTCCCCCTTAATCAGGAGCATCGTGTGGTCGAGTTGGTCCAGGAGCTTCCGCATGTCCTTCTTCAGGATCGAGAAGTCTGTCACAAGGCCCACTGCGTCAGGGTTACCCATCACGGTCACTTCGAACACGTAATTGTGGCCATGGATGTTTGCGCATAGACCGTCGTGCCCCAGAAGCCTGTGTCCCATTGCTATGGTCACTCGGGCGGTACAGTTCATCGCTTCCTCGATTTGGTGGGGGGTAACGTTGTCTCCACAGGGACAGGTGGCACTTCCGTATCCTGCTCAAACTTCGTGTCGTGGTAGAAGCCTGTCTTGAGCTGATGACACAGGACCATGAGTCCCCATCCCACAGCCCCAATGTGATCGTCCTCCGCGAGGAAAGCGTTGATGCGGTTACGGATGGCGTCCATCCGTAACGGCCACGGTTCCTGGCCATCGTAACGGGACGCAATGGAGAGACCGTCCCGGAACTCTTCCTGGAGACGTCCGAGGTGGTGGATGATGTGGTTGAACACATCACTGGTCGGGAGCCCGCGCTCCCAGTTGCCCTCACCGTACTTGAGTGCTCCGCCACTTGGACCGTTTGGAGTCTCCTCTCCTGTAGCCCGCTCCGCGATCCGGCGGATGAGGTCGTGGACGACGAGGTCGTATCTGGGCATCCGCTCGCTGCGCTTGGCCCCTGTGGCGAAGGTGTGCATCGACACCGATTTCATGTTCTCCCGGGCCTCCTCACGGTACGCTCCAGCCTGCGCTCCTCCGGAGACAGTCTGGGCATTCGAGAAAGCAGGTGCCTCGTTCCGACGGGACAGCTCCTTCTCCGTCATGTCGCGGAGGATGCGGAGCTCGTCCGTCTGCGCGATCCGGAGGAAGCGGTCTACGTCCTGTAGTATGTCGGTCATTCTGTCTACTCCAACGGGAAATGGGAGTTTGGTGTCTCATGATACGGCACCAGACTCGTCGATACTCTTTGTCCATGTGTGATCTCTTGGTCACGTTACCCCCCACCAAGTCTGAGTTGGTGGGGGGTATTGTTGTTCTACGCCGTTAGCGGGCGATGTCCGTGGGGAGGTACTTCACGACCTTGTTACGATCGCTGTAGCCCGCTTGGCCCTTCTCCGTCGTGATGGCAGCGCAGACCTCGAGCTGGAGGAGCTGGTCGGTGTCGTCCAGCGTGTCGTCCTCGCCCCATCCGAGGGCGTCCTTCAGGAGCTGGTCGAGCTTGAAGGTCTTGCCCTTGGCCAGCGTGAGGATGTCCCACACCGCGCGACCGAGCCACTCGCCCTCGTCGACGCACTTGAGCATGAGGTTGATGTAGGGTTCCTTCCCCTCTCCC